TGACCGTATCGTTTGTGAGGCCTGGTGCAGCCGAGCGCGAAGATTGAGTTCCCCGAAAAGCTGGAATGTCTGTTCCGGCCGGGGCGCTACAAGATTTTGTATGGCGGGCGTGGTGGGTCGAAGTCGTGGGGTGTGGCCCGTGCGCTTCTGGTGCAAGGGGCGGCCGAACCTCTTCGTGTTCTCTGCGCCCGTGAAATTCAGAAGTCCATCACAGACAGCGTTCATCGCCTGTTGGCCGATCAGGTTGCGGCGCTGGGGCTGTCCGGTTTTTACGAAGTCCAGCAGACGACGATAAAAGGCGAGAACGGCACGCAGTTTATCTTTGCGGGCCTTCGTCACAATATCAACAATATCAAATCGCTAGAAGGCGCAGATAGGGTTTGGGTTGAAGAAGCCCAGACGGTTTCTAAGGCGTCGTGGGAAAAACTGATTCCGACCGTGCGCAAGCCCGGATCGCAAATCATCGTGACGTTCAACCCGGAGCTTGACACTGACGAAACCTACGTGCGGTTCGTGAAGAACGTTCCGCCAAGCGCCGATGTGGTCAAAATCGACTGGCGCGATAACCCGTGGTTCCCCGAGGAATTGCGCGCCGAGATGGCGCACCTCAAGGCCACGGACCCGGATGCGTATCTGACGATCTACGAAGGCCATTGCCGCCAGGTTCTTGACGGCGCGATCTACGCCAAGGAAATCCGGGCGGCGACCGAAGAAAACCGCATCTGCCGCGTGCCCTACGATCAGACAAAGCCCGTGCATACGTTTTGGGATTTGGGCCGAGCGGACAAGACAAGCATCTGGTTTGCCCAGATCGTGGGCTTTGAGTTCCGCGTGATCGACTTCTACGAGAACAGCGGCGAGGCGCTAGGCCATTACCTCAAGACGCTACAGGGGCGGCCCTACGTCTATGGCGATGATTGGCTGCCGCACGACGCAAACAACGAGTTGCTGGCATCAGAGCGCACGATAGCCCAGCAGATGCGGGCCGCCGGGCGAACGGTCAGGATCACGCCCAAGTCTAAAGTTGTGGACGGCATCAACGCCGCGCGAAGCCTGTTCCCGAACGTGTGGTTCGACGCGGATAAATGCACGGATGGGCTCAACCACCTGCGGCGCTACCGTTACGATGTGGACCCGGAGACGGGCCAGTTTTCCAAAGACCCTTTGCACGATGACGCAAGCCATGCGGCCGATGCCTTCCGGTATCTTGCCGTTGCGCTGCGAGAGAAGAAGGCGGCGCCAGTGATGAAACCGACCTTCCGCCCGCGCGTGTCGGGGAATAACGCATGGCTGGCCTAAAAGACGACAAGCTTCTCGAGGAAATCCGGGCGAACTTCAAGGCCTGCGAAGATTGGGAAGCCACGGCCCGGCAGAACTACATCGACGACCTGAAATTCGGCAACGGCGACGCGCGCAATCTGTGGCAGTGGCCGGATGACGTGCAGAAGTCTCGCACGATGCCGGGCTCGCAAAAGCCCATGCTGACCGTCAACAAGACGCGCCAACATTGCCTCCAAATTATCAACGACGCGCGCCAGAACAAGGTGGGCATCCAAATCCGCCCCGTGGGTGGTGAGGCGACGGAGAAGGCGGCGGAGCTCTACGAAGCCCTTGTGCGGGGCATCGAATACCGTTCCAACGCCACGCTGGCCTATGAAGCAGCCATGTATACGGCGGTTTTCGGCGGCATCGGTTACACGCGGGTGCATGTCGATTACGCGGATGAAGACAGCTTTGACCAAGAGATTTTTATCAAACGCGTAGCCGATCCGCAGACGATCTACCTTGACCCCGACATTCAAGAATACGACGGGTCAGACGCGCGTTTCGGGTTCGTGTTTGAAGACCTACCGCGCAAAGAAGCGGAGACCAAATATCGGCGCTACAAGGAAGCGTTTGCCGAGGAATCGCTAGGCGGGTCGGATGCGTGGTGCGGCGATGAATACGTTCGCATTTGCGAGTATTTCTATCGTTCGGAGACGGCTGACACACTGATTGCGCTGCCGGACGGCAACACGCTTCGCAAGTCGGAACTGCCGCCGGGTGCCTATAATGCGTTGAAAACTGAGGCCGAAGCCGCCGGGATTGAGTTGCGGGAACGCCCGATCATCAACCAGGCGGTGGAGTGGTGTAAAGTCATCGGCAACACCATCGTTGAGCGCCGGCCGTGGCTGGGGAAATATATTCCCATCGCGCGGCTCGTTGGCGAAGAAACGGTGATTCAGGGCCAGATGGACCGCAAGGGCCATGTGCGCGCGCTTCTCGATCCGCAGAAGATGTATAACTACAACTCGTCCGGTTCGGTCGAGTTCGTGGCGCTTCAGACCAAAAGCCCGTGGCTGGCATCGGCGCGCGCCGTGGAGGGCGACCCGGAGCAGTGGACGGAAGCCAACATCCGAAACGCTGGCGTCCTCATATGGAACGACGTTGACGAGGCGGGCAATCCTATCGCGCCGCCGCAGCGCATTGCGCCGCCCCCGGCTGCGTCTGGCCATATTGAGGGCATGCAGGTAGCGCAGCAAGAGATGATGTTGGTGTCTGGCCAGTATCAGGCGATCATGGGTGCGCCGAGCAACGAAACCAGCGGCCGGGCCATCAACGCGCGCCAGCGGCAGGGCGACAACGCAACGTATCACTTCATCGACCATCAGGCCGTGATGATCCGGTTTCTTGGTCGCATCGTGCTTGACCTGGTGCCGAAGGTTTACGACACGCCGCGCGTGTTGCAGGCGATGGGCCGTGACGACAAGCGGTTTAAGGTGCAAGTGGACCCGAACGCGCCGCAGCCGGCGGTTATGCACGCGGACCCCGCGGAACAGGATTTTGACGCCGAGACGGTAGCGGCGGTTCTGAATCCGTCCGTTGGCAAGTATGACGTCATCAGCGACGTTGGCCCGTCCTACGCCACGCAACGGCAGGAATCTTTCAACGCCTTCAGTGAAATTCTACGCCAGCAGCAAGGCGCCTGGCAGGTGGTTGGCGACCTTTGGGCGGAAAGCGCGGACTTCCCCGGCAGCGAGAAACTTGCCGAGCGGCTGCGCAAGATGCTGCCGCCTGCGGTCAAGGGCGGCCCGTCTCCGGCGGAACAGCAGATGCAGCAGCAGCTTCAGGCCATCTCGCAGACGGCCAACCAAGCCGTTGAGCAGTTGCAGGCGCAGAACGCGGAACTTGAAGCGAAGTTGGCCGATCAGGCGGCGGATATCCAGCGCAAGGACTACGAAGCGGAGACGAACCGGCTTCGCGCCATCGGCGGAATTGATCCTGACGCGATGAAGCCGGTTATTCGTGAAATGGTGTCGCAGATGCTCGGCGAGGCGATTATGCCGCTCATGGCGCAGCACGCAGCAGCAGACCGGGCGATGTTGCCGCAGGAGCTCGCGCTAGCACCGCAGCCACAAGCCGCGCTCGATCTTGGGATGACGGCACCGCAGGGGATGGCCAGTGGCTTCCCCGGTCAATAGGTTGGCGCCGCGCCCGCCGACATACGATGAGATGGCGACTAACCCGGTAGGGTGGTCTAGCGTCTATCCGCCGCAGTATATGAGCAACCAGGGGCCAAGTGTCCCGGGTTCGGAGTTTTCTAACGTGACGCTGCCCGGCGCGTCCCGGCCTTTGACATTTGCCGAGTTGGAAGCGGCGCGGAGTGGAAGTATCAACCTGTTCAACTCGTTGGGCAACATGGTGCCTGGCGGCGGGTCTGCTCCGGTGCGGATGGCGGGGAGCGTTCGCGGGCGTGGCGGGCTTCCGTCGCTTCCGCAACAGCCTATTGGCGAGAGGTTCGTACGCAGAAGCCAAGTGCACGAAACTCCGTTTAACCCAGGTGCGCCAGAGATGGCGATGTTTGCGGAAACGAAAGACCCGCGCGGGAGTCTTGACCATTTGCGCGGTTACGGGCCGGCTTCTTGGATATCTAACGGGAGGGGAGCTACCCCAATTGCTGAATTGCAGCCAGCGATATTGCGCGCAATGCGAGAGGGTGGATTTCATAAAGAATACGGCGTCAGCGCCGCTGCCCTTGCAAGGGATGCAAACCCAAAAAATATTATTAACGGCGCTGGATTATGGGATAACCCACGTTTAGTTGAAGAGGTATGGAACAAAGTATTGGAGCCGCGAGGAGTTACTGCAATTCGCACGTCAGATGGTCTTTTGATTTTTGACCCGAAGCACGCACGAAAAATAGGCGGGGCTGCCAACAGGCTCGCACCCGGAGACCCGCAGTAATGGCCTATAACGCGCTTTACGGCTACGACATGCCCGAGGGGATGCCAAATGGCTAGCGCACCAACCGGCTTTTACGACTACCGGACCCGCGCCGGTCGCCAATACCCGGTATGGATGAACAGCGGCACCGCGCCAACGCGGGCGCCTCGCACTCAGGCCGCGCCGGAATACGAGAACTTGCCGGCGGTTGTTACGCCGCAACCTGCCACGCCAAACCTGTTGGCGCCTCA